TTAACCCTGACTGTGCGGAAGTAAAAAGCGAAAAGGTTTATTTCGAGTATCAGGGGGCTAATTACTCCCTGCCTATACAAGAGGTTATTTTGTTCTATGACATAAAGAGGCGGCAGGATGGAAAAAAAGGCGTAAGCCGTATACGTCCTTTACGTTCTCAATTGGAAAACATAAGCGATGCGCAAAAGGCTAAAAGTATACAGCTACATAATTCGGCTAAGACTATTATAAGCCCGAAAGCACCTACAGGCAACAATATGGATGAGGGGTTAAACACTCCTATTACAATAATGCCACAGTTGCCAGGACAACCGCCAATGCGTACTCAGAAAGACGACATGTCAGATAAGCTTAACCATAGCGGCATGGATAACGTTATTATAGTGGCAGACAAAGCTGTGGATGCTACTAACCTAAGCGCTCAACTGGCAACAATTAAGTATGCTGATATAGTTGAGACAGACCACTTAGCAATATACGATGCCTTTAGCTTCCCAATAGAGTTAAGCCCTTATGGTAAAGACACCACGTACAGTAATAAAATAGTGGCTGAGGCAAGTTTGTATGACAACGAGGTTATACCGCTTGCAAATAGCCTTATTAAGTCTTTAAACGCTGAATTTAACGGTAAAGTAGAAGTAGATTATAACCACGTGGCAGCGGTACAAGCCCAGCAGTCCGAAAAGAATAAGACTAACCAAACTATTGTTGATACATACGGCACCATACTCGATACCACGGCGATAAGCGTAGCCGAGTACCGCCAAATATTAATTGATAAAGGCATATTGAAGTTATGAAAACAGCCGAAACCATAAAACAGCTAACCGAGCTAAAAGATAAGGCTACCGACCCTAATGTAAAAAAGGAGATAGCAGAAAAGATAAATGTGCTTAAGAACCAAAAGGATATACTAAAATGATAGGTATATATAAAATAACATCTCCAACTTCTAAGGTTTATATTGGTCAAAGTACCGATGTAAAAAGAAGATTTTGCACTTATAAAGGCAACCCTACAGCGTATGCAACATCAGTAAAGCTCCATAGGTCTTTGGTTAAACATGGTGCTGAAAATCATACTTTTGAAATCATTGAGGAATGTGATACAGATGATTTAAAAAGAAAAATAAGTATAGTACATAAAGGTAAAGTATTATCACAACAAACGAGGGATAAAATAAAAATAGCACGGTCAAAACAAATTATTACCCAGGCGCATAAAAATAAAATATCTGAAAACGGCAGCGCAAGATTGGTTTTAGATTACAGTACAGGTGTTTTCTTTAGTTCCGCAAAAGAAGCGGCTCACGCTTATAATTTAAAACACAACAGTTTAGTTTGTGTGTTAATTGGCAAGGTTAAGAAAAACAAAACAAATTTAGCTTATGTATAACAAGTTTTTTTGTAAAGAACTAAATAAGTCGTTCACCACCCGTGAGGACATGTTTAAAGAATTAGCAAACCATGAATCTAAAATAGTTGAACTTAAAAAGGCGGCTATAAAAGAATCTGATACCTTTGCTATTTTGTTCATTGATAAATCGGATGCAACTGAAAAGGCGTTAACCTTTGTAAAAGAAGGTTATGTTTACCCTGTTATAAATACTACGAACTGGTATGATAGCCACGGCGATGTACATTTCCCAGGCATTTGGAATAAGTCTATAAAAGATAAAGCAGGCAAGCTTTTTTATGTGATGGAGCATAAGCTATCTATTGATAATGTTATAGCGTTCCCTAACGATGTAAAAGCATTCGTTAAAACGCTAAACTGGTCAGACCTGAACATAAACAAAGAAGGGCAAACACAAGCACTTATTTATGAGATTGCTAAAGATAAAATTAAGCTAACACAAGTTAAATCTTTATTTGAGGAAAAGGTAGCGTTTGAGAACAGCGTAAGGATGCGTTACATCACAATTTCCTTAGCCATGAAGTCGGACAATGAAGACTTTGCTAAGCAAAACGCACTTTATAAAGAACGTATCGATTTAATAGCTAACAAAGAGGATGCTGAGGAAGCAGGCTACTTTTGGGCTGTTGATGAAGCGAGCATTGAAAAAGAGGGTAGCCTATGCCTGTTTGGTTCTAATAGTGCCACCCCTGTAATATACGAAGCCGCAGCCAGCACTTCGGAGAAAACCGAGCCGCTTGTAGATAGCACTCACGAAACTAAAAAAAGTTATTATTCAGGATTTTTAAACTAAAAAGCAAAACATGAAAACATTAAAAGATTTCTTGCTTACGAAGGGTATATCAGAAAGCGCTTTTGATAAGCTTGAGGATGCCGAAAAAGGCAAGTTACACGGACAGTATTTAGAATCAATGGCTGAGGCTGTTGATAAGGCGGCGAGTAAAGACGATATTGATGCCATGAAAATAGCATCTGCTAACTTCGAAAAAGCAGTTGAGGAACTTACTGCGGCTAACATTGAGCTGAAAGGCATAGTTGAAAAGCAAGGCGAAGCCCTTGTTATCCATGCTCAGAAAGCCGGCGAGGCTAAAGTAGATATTATGGATGCCTTTAAAGAGGCTTATGATGCTGCTGAAAAAGATGGTGAGCATTCAGTAAAAGGAAAACTACCTATTGACGTAAGCAAAGTAACTGTTTCTACAGACGTTCTTACTGCCGGTGTTGTAAGCTCAGGCACACTGCCTGCGGGTGGCGGTACAAGGGCTATCGATAGCAGTGTTGCTGTTATCAACGCTCAAAACTTAGGCTTTGCATCATACCGTAAGCCATACTCTGACATTATGTCTCTTGTAGACGTGATGCCACTACAAGGCGAAAATCTACTTATCGTTAATGAGACTGTTACCGGTGATGCTGCTATTACAGCAGAGGGCGCGCTAAAACCGATTGTTAAGGTAACGTATGCCGTGCAACAGGCCGCTGCTGCTTTTGTAGCTGCTGAATGGGCTACAACAACCCAACTACGTAAGTACTACCCGAACATTGCAAACAGGATGCGTGCTAAAATTGCCGAACTTGTTATGGATAAAACACCAGCTTCAGTACTTGCCGCTGTAGTTGCGGGTGGTACAGCGTTTACCGCTAATGCTGCACTGGCAATTAACACAGACCCGAACAACTATGATGCCCTTGGTGCTGCAATGGCACAGCTACAAAAATTAGGTTTTATACCTAATGGTATTGTGCTAAGTCCTGAAGCCTGGTATGCAATGGTACATACTAAAGCAGAAGACGGTCATTATGCCGTTTGGAATGGTAACGCCATTAGCCTTATAGGCACAGCCGGGCTTAACTATATGGGAAATATCGTTCGTTGGGTTATAGACCCTACAATTGCTGCTGACAGGTTCCTTGTTGGTGACTTTTTGCAAGGCGTGAAAGTAGGTCTTGACGACGAACTTATGTACTTTGAAACTGATGGACGTACTGACGGGGTTGCTACAGTTGCATCGGGTCTATCTCGTAACATCCGTACTCACGTACTGGAGCGTGCAGTTGCCACACTAATACCAACGCCTACCGCAATCGGTATTATCTCAGACACTTTCGCTAACGTAAAAACTCTAATAACAGCACCATAATCATGGCTAAAGAAACAGAAGTAAAAACAGAAAACGTAGGTGGTCTTGTAAGAGACTACCTTAACGAACAGGCCGCAAAGACCGTTAAAAACCGTCAAACAGGTGGTGAAGACGTGAAGATAAGCCTTACCAACAAAACGCTGGTTAGGTTTACCAAAGACTTCGGTAAGCACCTACATGCTGGGGATGAAATGGAGCTATCAGATATGGCGGTGGCTATATATGAGAAAGCCGGTGTAATCGAAAAAATATAACTAAGACATGCCAACAATAGTTTCTAAATCGGATTTTAATACTGAGTTGACTATCCCAAACGTTCAGGACGTACCTAACATATATGGCACAGATAACCCGAACTATAACGATAAGTTACAGCAGTATATAGATAAGTTTGAGAAACTATTGTTGGTTAATGCCTTAGGCGTTGATCAGTATGATTTGTTGATGGCAGATGTAGCAACAAGCGGTAAGTGGTTTGATTTAAAAGTAATCCTAAAGCCTATTATAGTTCAGTACGTTTACGTTAATTTTTTGAAGTATGAGCATTCGCAATATTCCACAACAGGGATGCAGCGCCCAAATGCTCAGAATTCAACTAACGTAATACAAACTGAAAGATTAGTAGAGTACTGGAACACGTTTGTAAATATGTACCAGGGTAATACGTGGCTTTGCGGGGGAACGTTAGATGGTAGCCTTTACGGTTATTTAGTTAGCCGACCTGACGATTACGACGCTACTTTGTTCAGGTTCTACCAAATCCAAAATGTATTAGGGATATGATAAATATACACAAACGGTTAATAGATGCTTTTGCAACATTGCCTGCTGTTCAGGATAAAAAACCTAATTACAAATGGGGAAATGAGGAACACCTAAACCAGCTTATTTCGGCTTATGGTAAAGACACCACTAAAAAACCATATCCTCTTATTTACAACATATCAAACTCATACACTCAAAACGCACAAACATTAGAATCACAAGCAACTTTATCACTGCTAATTGCTACAAAGAATGAGAATACAAGCCTGCTAAACAATGAAAGATGGGCAAGTTCTTACGATAACATTTTGTTTCCTGTAGCCCGAAGTATTGAAACGCTATTCTTAAAGAGTATTATTTTTGGATGGGATAGCGAATATGAGCTTTTTGAATTTCCTAATTATGGTCAGTCAAGGGAAAATGAAACCATAGATATATGGGATGCATTACGATTTGATACGACCATTACAATAAATGACAAGTGTTTTAAACCTATAAAATATTAAAAAATGGGATTAATAGGCGCATTAAATTGCAAAAAAAATAACTACAATCTCGGTACGGTAACATGCGAGATTTTCCTAAATGAGTTCAAGACACCTTACCTGATTAAAAAAGGGTGGCGTATGCTTAGAACTACATTCGAAGCACTAACTGAGCAGGACATAGTAGAACTGGTACAAACGGGTGTATTCACGCCGATAACAGGTTCTAAACAGTTTACCAATAACACTCCTGAGCCCACTACAGAGGAATACAGCGGCGGTATCATCAGCGTGGTGCGTAATGGAAACCCTGCTTACCAGTTTGATATTGATGGAGGCATCAATAAACATAAGGCGCTATCAAACCTTAATAGCTTCGGTAGCCATGATGTAATGATTGCTGACAAATCGGGCAACCTTGCTTTTGCTTTAACAGCTGATGGCTTGTATGTACAGGGTTTTGAGGCGGGTATGGTAAATACCGCTACTTATGTTCCTAAAGCGGGTGATACGTCGGCAAACAGCCCGTTCAGCTTCCAGTTAACCAACGAAGACCAGTTTAACAGGCGTATCGAGGTTATGACAGCCGAGAACTCACCGACAGACTGGAACTCACTACAAGCAATTGTAGGCGTAACGGTATCAGTATTTGGTACACCCGCTGTAGGTAATACGACTATTACAATCGATATAAACGCACAGGGTAACAGTATATTTGGTATTGAGGCTTTAGACCTTGAAAACATACGTATTGTAAACGGCACTACAAATGCTGTTGTCACGCCTACTAACATGGCCGCTACAGCAACGCCAGGTCGTTATATCCTAACCGTGCCTGCGCTAACCGCTGCTACCTATACTATACAGCTTTATGATGCCACTGTGCCGGTTGCTGTTGCTCACATTGAGGACACACTGGAGTTATACGCAGGTATCAGCAACGGGATTGTAGTGGCATCAGTAATGTTCGCTATTTTCAGCCCTGTATTTAACTCTATATTCGGATAATATATGC